CTGTCTTTAATGGCCTTTGTGGGCTTATACGCTGGCTTTGCGTGCTGAACTGCTGCGTTACCATCATCATCAACGCTAGGGACTCCAGCAAGCGCCTGTAGGCCATATCGTTTGGCGTAGGTGATAGCGCTACCATAACCCTGCGCATCGTTCTTAGTGGGTGGTAGTACAGTGTCTGACTCTATCCATTGTCCTGAGGCGTGAATGATTCTAGTTTTGACCGAGATTAAATTATCCTTAACCTCTGCGCCTTGAACAAAGCACAGATCATTATCTGCAAAGGGGGCGCTGATAGCCTGCATAACCTCGGCAAGATCTGAATATTTGGACTTAAAGAAAGGGTTTGCGGCTGATTTTTTAGCGCCTGTCATAGTTGCCTGTGCCTTGGATAAAGCGCCTGCAAGGTCGTTAATCTGCTCTGAAGTCTGCATTAGAAATATACCTCTTCTGTATCTACGACATTTAGCAAGTCTGTTTTATGCTTCAGCACCCATAGACAAGCCTCAAGATGCTCAGTTCTGGCAGTGCCTGTTCCCATCTTCATGATTGCTTCCGCCTCATACATTTTAGACATCATATGCGCCTCTTCTGCTATTGCTGAAGCCTGTGCGCCCTGATCTGATTGTGATTGTGTAAACATAATCCTCTCCTAGAAAAATAATAGAGTGCCGATAATCAGCAGACCTAACACAAAACCGCAAAGAACCTCTTGTATTGCTTCACTCATTTCGCCCACTCCCCTGTTTCAAAGTGGTACTCAATCTCCCCTTGAATCTCATCAAGTAAGATCTCGAAGGCAAGAGCCGTTTGTGTTTCAGTCATTTCACTATTTACGCCACGATCACTATCAACCATTTTGTAGATCTCTTTGAGTGATGTGAGTGCTTGATTGTATGATTTCATGATTCTTTCCCCGCCCCCGTAGGGGCTTTATAGATTTAACCAATAAACTCGATTGAGTAATCAAGATCACTATGAAGCGCTTTGTAATGATCGAGCCAACGTAAGGCGTGGGCTTTATTGTCATAGCTTCCGCTAAGAACTGCGCAGACTCGGCTTGAATTTTTAAGGGTACCTGTAATTACTGCTTTCATGTTGCTTCTCCGTTTGTAATAGATGAGGGCTATTGCCTAACCCTTGAACATACTATACGCCTCACTTTTCAGGAATGCAACAAGTTTTTGCAAAAAAAATTGTAATGAAATAGATTTATTGTGCTATAGTGTATCCATCATTAAGCAAACATATATAGAGGGTGCGCCATGAGAAAAACAGTAAAGATGGAGGATGAGCTCTGGCTAGAGTTCAAAGAGCAGTGCAAAAAGATAGGCAGGGATTACCACTGGGTAGCAGAAGAATTGCTTAAAAATTGGATTGCAAAGCAGCAGAAGAAAGCGTAATGTTTAAGTCGCGGCTAGGGCATCGAACCCGAAACTCTGAACCAAGACAGACTGCCGCGCATTTTTTATCTTGGATGTTTCTACTTGGAGAAATTGATGCACTACTACACATTTAATGTTGGTGACTACCGTAGAGATACGGGTCATTTGTCACCAATTGAGCATCATATCTATCGCACGCTGATAGATTGGTACTACCTAAACGAATCCCCGCTACCATCAGAAAAGCGCCAGATAATGCGGCTGAACTGCATTTCTGATGCAGAGGCTATGGATAATGTTCTGTCTGATTTTTTTGAATTAAATCAAGAAGATAAATGCTACCATCAGAAGCGTATTGATGAAGAAATAGCAGCATTTCGCTCTAAATCAGATAAAGCAAGAGAGTCAGCAAAAGCTAGATGGGCAAATCAAAAGGATAGCGAATCCAATGCGGATGCAATGCGAACGCATACCGAAGGCAATGCTAACCATAAACCAATAACCAATAACCATAAACCATTAACCATAGAAAAGAAGGGGGGCAAGCCCCGATTTGCGCCACCAGCAATACAGGAGATTCGTGATTGCGTATCGGATCATGGTTACGCTGTAGATCCTGAAGCGTTCTTTTTCCACTACGAAGGCAATGGGTGGATGGTCGGCAAGAACAAAATGAAGAACTGGAAAATGGCTCTTGCTAGTTGGAATAAACGCGAAAGCAATAAACCGAAACAGCAGGGGACAGGATTCAATCGTTTGATGGAGCTTGCACGATGATTACCGAGAGAGATGTCAAACGGGCTTCACGCTTGATTCTGCGTTTGCAAGTCAGGTTCCCAAACAGTTTCAACAATTTCAAGAACAATGATCCTATGCTGGGCTTGATGGCTGAGGAGTGGGCTATGGATCTACAATCGCTCAGTGATGAGGATATGCTTAGAGGGCTGGATAAAGTCAGAACTTCAGGCGCTACATTTTGCCCCTCCCTTCCTGAGTATATCGCTATGTGCAAGCCAGAGAAACGGGTAGGCGCTCATATTCTGGATGCCTTGCCGCCTCCGGTTAAGGTTGTGAGTGATGAGCAAGCAGAGAAGAATATCGGTATTTTACAAGCAATGATGTCAGGCGTGGGGAGAGTGTGATGAACGATTCAATGCAGCGAGTGCTAAACCAATTCAAGCTACACAAGAGCAAGGGGATAACCCATCAATGCTTCTATGCAGGCTTTGCTTTGAGATCGCGGATAGCTGATCTACGCGCCACTGGTTACAAGATCGTAACTAAGCTAGAGGACAACACCAGCAACTCAGGCCGCCATGCTCGCTACCACTTGATAGCAACACCGGAGGCTAAATAGTATGAAGAAGGATATTGAGTGGCATAAGCAATGCCTTAGAAACAGGCTCAGAACTATCTCTGAGAAAAGAGATCAATTGCTCCGCATGGAGACTGAGCTAGAAAGGGTCACCGAGGGAAGCGGGCTTTATGCAAAGCAAATCGACCTTGCAATAAAAGAAGGTAAGGACGGTTTTGATCGAGATAAATATGCCGTCAAGCGTTTTGATAGCAACACCGGAGGCTAAGTGATGCCTTGGCCTACAGGGGAGCGTCATCATAGATCAAAATTGACGGATCATGACTGCGAGTTAATGCGCCAGCTACGGGAAGCAGGTTTAACTTACAAGGCGATAGCTGATAAGTTTGAATGCTCGTTGTGGACAGTAAGGGATATTGTGAACTTCAGGAGTAGATATTGTTAAATATGCTATAATATATAGCGTGGCTAGACTTAGCGGTTGAAAATCAGGTCCAGACTGACTGCCACATATTTTTCATCTGGATCATTTATCACTGGAGATAAATCATGATTACTCAATCGGCCCTCAAAGAGCTACTGAAATATGACCCAGACACAGGTCTTTTTGCTTGGAAGAATAGAAGAATCGGTGTCAAGAAAAGTCTGGAAGCTGGCTCAATGCAAAAAAATGGTTATTTTGTTATAGGCATAAGAGGGAAAAAATATTATTCGCATAGATTGGCTTGGTTGCATGAGAAAGGCGAGTTCCCGCCCGACAATATCGATCATATAAACGGCAACAGACAGGATAATAGGATGTGCAATCTCAGGGCTGCAAGTGTGCAGCAAAACAATTTTAATCGAGCCGCTCAAAGAAATAATAAGTCTGGGTACAAAGGTGTGTGCTGGTCTGGCATTAAAAGAAAGTGGCAGGCAGATATTTGCTTAGAAGGTCGCCATGTATGTCTGGGGTATTTTCACTCGCCAGCTCTGGCGCATCTTGCGTACTGTAAAGCAGCAAAAAAACACTTTGGTGAATATGCGAGATACGCATGATCGAGTTGCACAACATGGATTGCATGGATTACATGAAGGGTTTAGAAGATAACGCCTTTGATCTAGCTATTGTTGATCCTCCATATGGGATTGAGACTAGAGGTAATGCGCAAGATAGATTTGCGAAAGGGATGCAACTCAAGACTGTAAACGACGATAAGCCGAATCAGGAATATTTCTATGAGCTTTTCAGGATCAGTAAAAATCAAGTGGTATGGGGGTATAACCATTTGTCTGATATGTTGCCATCCTGTAGAGAATTTGTGTTTTGGTATAAGCATCAGCCAGTAGTTACGTTTTCAGATGGGGAGCTTGCGTGGACTTCTTTCCAGAAAACCGCGAAGTGTTTTGACTACCCATACCATCAAGCTAATCGAGACAATAGCGGCAAAATCCACCCCACACAAAAACCAGTAAAACTCTATCATTGGCTATTGGAAAACTACGCTGAGAAAGGACAGAAGATTCTTGATACTCACCTTGGAAGCGGATCAAGCGCAATAGCAGCGCACTATTACGGTGTAGACTTCGTTGGCATTGAGTTAGATGAGGATTACTTTAAAGCAGCGAAAGAGCGCATTGATAACGAGACAAGACAGGAAAGTTTATTTTGAAACCTGTATTGCTCGAGCTGGATAAAGAATTCCTTACAGACGCTACCCACCGCATGAGCGCAGAAGAGAAAAAGCAGCTATGGGATGATTACTGTGAAGAGTACGCAAGAGCTTATACAAAAGAGCCGATCAGCTTCAAGCAGGAGAACGCGGGTCGCTTCGCTGCAAACACAATGGTGCTGAAGAGAGTTAATTTTAGAAAGGAATTAAGACAATGAAAGGACGTATGTCAGATGAGGTATGGGCTTCAGTGGTTAAGTTTTTAATTAGTTATCCCCCTTGACAGTAACCCGTTACCTTCCTATAATAAGTTCAAGAGTTAAGCAAAACCAAATGGAGATAAGAAGATGTATAAAGTGAAAGCAAACGCAGGTTATCGAGATGTTGACGGCACGTTGACTATTCCAGAAAGTGATTTTAGCAGCGCAAAAGCAGCGCTTGATTATGCTCTTGATATGACTATTACTTCGGGAAGAGACAATACTATCTCTTTTATTGAATTGCGCTGCGCAATTCAAACGAATCATGAGTTGGCATCGGTCAACTATACAGATATAAGTTTGACTGAATGGCCAGACGGCATGACTGATCTGATTGAGGCAGTGAAAACGATGACAGGAAAAAAGAGTGACATTGTTGCAAAACAGTACTGCTCGCTAACGAAACGCACGCGCATGTGGCAAAAAGGCTATACAGAGATAGAGCGTAATGCGTAAACAAAAATCGGAGATGATGCGCGCACTGCGCGCCAGAATGAAAGAGGCCGGCCTTATCCGTGCTTGCTGGTGGCTGAAGCCTGAAGAGAAAGCCGATGTTGATGATTACATCAAGCAAGAGATTGAGCCGGCACGGAATAAAAACAGTGCAGTCTAACTAACCAACGTAAGCGGCGCTATGAACAATACAGCAGAAAACACACTAGCCTTCCATCGGCCGCTGGAAGTGTAGTTAGGCTGAAGCTAAAGAGAGATAAGGAGAGGATAGAGTAATGTTTAAAGTATATGACGAGGTTTGGATTATGGAAAATAATCGACCCACAAAAAAGATCGTATTCGCAGTAGTTGAG